GACACTGCAATGGGTCAAGGCCGTCATGGTAACTATGTGTTTGATTTATTATCTGCTTCTCGTGGGGGAGATACACAAGCTACTAATAAACTGAATGCAATGAACGACTATTTAAAAAGAACTGGTCAGGGCAACGCTGTCTTAGATATCTCAGGCGCTTCTTTCTCTGATAAACCTGTCAATAGAGAGTTAAGACAAGCAACAGGTTACACTGGCTTTTTTGGTCCTGATGCAAAAGAAGGTGAAAAGTTTGGTGACTATGTAAGAAACCTTCGTAACACTGGAGACTTTGATGCCTTAGCTAAAGTCAATGAAGTTCTACAGAAGTATGGTTATGGTGGGTTTGAAGTTGAAGTTGGAGAAGACTTAGGTAAGAGAGCAAGAGATTTAGGATACGCAGGTGATCCAAACGACATTGATGCTATCGGTCGGTTCATGTCTAATCAAGGATCTAAGATTTCTTACATTGACGAGTATGGTCAACTTACTCCTACAGGTCGGCAAAATCTTCTTCAAGATAATCCTGAGTTACCTCCAAACACAGAACTTTCGTTATTTCAATATAAAGCTAATCAAGACGAGTTTCTTGAAGCCGATAACTACGAACAAACTCCTACAAAGTATAATGTAGAAGCAACTCAGGCTGTCGTTAATAAATCTGTTTTACCTGGAAAGGATGCCGCCGCAACTTTCATAGCTCAGACTGCTACTGAAGAAGTTGCTAAGGCCCAGGTTCAAGCCGCTAGACAGCAAGGTTTAACAGATTATGTAGATGCACAACAAGCAAATGTTGATGTTAACTCTACAATTCAAGGACAACTTGCTAACATTATGCAGCAGTTTGAGGGTGGTCAGATTCCTGCTTTTGCTGCTGGGGCTATTAGGGTTGCCGAACAACGTCTAGCTGCTAGAGGTATGGGAGCATCGAGCATGGCTGGTGCTGCTATTATGCAAGCGGCTATGGAAGCTGCTACACCTATTGCGGCGGCAGACGCAGAAACATATCGTCGTATGTCAGAGTTAAACTTAAATAATCGACAGCAAGCAGAAGTATTAAATGCTCAGATGACATTACAGCTTAACTTACAAAATTTAGATAACGAACAACAAGCGCGTGTTGCCAACAATCGAAATCAAGTTCAAGCACTCTTTACAGATCAAGCTGCTGTTAACTCTGCCCGACAATTTAACGCACAAACTACGCAGCAAAACGACCAGTTCTTTTCTGAATTATTTAATCAAACGGCTAGATTTAATGTTACTCAAGAAAATGCTATGGCGCAGTTTAACGCTGGTCAGACCAATGCTCGTGGTCAATTTAACTCCGAGTTAGCTAATCAAAGAGAGCAATTTCAAACTAAGAATAGTATCTTAATTGATCAAGCAAATGCTGTGTACAGAAGACAAATTAATACAGCAAACACTGCAATTCAAAATGCAGAAGCAGAGATTAATACGAGAAACTTGTATAATCTTAGCACCACAGCTATGGCAAATATCTTACAACAGCATAGAGATGAGTTACAGTTTGCTAGAACCAGCGCACTTAATGAAGATGAATTTAACTATAACATAGCCCACGCTTCATTTGCTTTCGATAAAAACTTAGAGTTGGCTGCCAACGTTGCAGCAGGTAGTTTATTTACAGATATGGCAACCGCTGTTTTACCTGCAATTTTTGATGATTAATTAGATTAAGGAGATATAGAATGAGTTTATTTGGTAGTATTGCTACAGCAGTCGTTGGTAAAGGTGTCTCTAAATTGCTAAGTGGTAAGAAAAAACAAGCTGCGAGCTTACCTAAAATGACCGCAACTAAGTTTCGATATTCAAAAGATTTAAGATCTACTCCTACTCAATCCGCTGGAGCTAGTACATCTAGCCAGATTGATAGATTGATTAGTAGACATGAAGCTATTATGTCTAGTTTTAACGTAGGAGAAGGCGCTGTTTCTGGTAAGTACGGCTCCCTCAAAATTTAAGGATATAGTCATGGAAGAGAATTACAATCAAGATTTTAATGGACCGATCCCTGGAGCTTCCTTGACTCATGAGTTGGGATCTCAGCCTGATGAAAAGCCTCCTATGTTTTCTGATCCAGCAGATGCTTATGAGGATATTGCAACTCGTTTGGTTCAAGAAGAATCTGTGAAAAGAATTAGTGTTGCCGCAGAACTAGGTGTACCAATGGAGATCATTGCTAGATCTATTGTTTTTGCTGGTTGGGCAAAAGGCAGATACACTATTGATACCATGTATCTTATCTTTGGTCCTGTCTTTGAGGTTATCATGAGTATGCTAGATGCTGCTAATGTTGAGTATGTAGATCTTGCAGAAAGAGCCGAAGATGAAAGCCTTAATAAAATGATGGACATGCTTGAGAAGCGTAAAGATTTTATTGGTGAGACTGTTTCAGGAACATCTAAAGGTGATGACGATGAGCCTGTTGAAGAGGATACTGAAGAAGAACTAGAGGAAGAAGAGAGCGAAGTTCCTACTGGTGGTTTAATGGGGAGGCCCGAATAATGGCTTTTTTTAGTCCTGGTTTTATGCTCGGCGCAGCCCAACGCGCTACAGAAATTATTGATGATACTAGAGAGCGCAATGAAGACCTTGCCGAAGAGATTAAAGATCTCACTAAAGAACATGGTAAGATTGCTTCTAAAGCTATTTCTGTACGCGCTGCGGAAGACTCTGAATTTATCTCTATAGCTAAACAGACTCTTCTATCAAGTAATGAAGGTAAAGCAATCCTAAAGAATGTTGAAAACAGCCAGCAAACTTTAGTGGCAATTGGTAGAGAAGCATCAAAAAGAATTAAAGGAAACCTTACTCCAAAGCTATTTAATAAATCTTTGCTGTCTAAATCTACGACTCCTGATGGTAAGTTCCAAAATCCATATACTTTATCTAATGCTGACCTTACCAAAAATCCTAGTGAGGAAGCAAAACAAACTGAGAAGCTAGGCTTTGGTCAAAAAGTATTGCAGAATTTAGTAGGTAAGAAGCCTACGATTGAAGAAGCAACTGCTGGTATGACGCCTGAGATGAGAGAAGCTACTTTACAATCTATTCGCACTGGGCAACCTCTTGCTACTAGAGATCCTGTTGAGTTTGGAGCAGGTCAGATTGAGACTCCTGTGCTTTCTGAGGCAGAGGAAGAAAGAATGAGATTGGCAGATCAGAAATATGAAGAAAGATACACACGACGATTAGCAGATCAAGACAAGCGGACAGAAGAAAACAGAAAACTTGCAGCCGAACTTCGTGGTGAAAAAAGAGAGCTTTTCTTAAACACCACCATACCTAGATTAGATTATCAGGATCGTCTTACAACCTCTCGAATGGCTGAAACCATTGAAATACAGCAAAAGAGACAAGGGTTGAATCCGCAGCAACAGAAAGAAAGAGGGCTAGACGATGAGTCTATGACAAATAGACTTAATGAGTTAGCATCTTTATCAGGTCAATTAAGAGACGCCAACTACTACAAGAATCGTAATGTTACTATTGACGGCGAAGCAATCTTTGATGCACCGCTCAGAATCCTTGATGAAACAGGTGAAACGAGATTATCCAGAAGTGATCTTACATACTTAACAGAGAATGGTATAGATACATTTATTAGATGGATAAAGGGTGGCAGAAAAGAAGAGGGCGTTGGTGGGTCTATTGATCTTTCCGCTGCATCTTCTGATGATCAATCTCAGAAACAAACATCTGAAAATTCAGGTGCTCAGTCTACAGATGAAATTCGTCGGGGATCAGTTACTCAGGGTATAAATACTTTTAAGGACACTGGAGATGCCGGGGCTTTAGCGGCGGCTAAACGTGCTGCTGACATTGAAGCCGCAAAAACAAAACAGGAACAGGATAAAGAATTAAGAAGTACGTTCCCACTTTTTAAACGTAGTATTGAATTAGCTGCTAAAAATGGTCTTAATCCAGAAAACAATCCAGATTTAAAGGAGGCCATACAAATAGCCAAAGGGGCCGGAGTACCTCAAAATATTATTTTGGAAGCATTGGAGAGAGCAGCAGCTACTGCTTCGGCGGAGCCAACACCACAAACAGCGGCAGGTTCATTATCCCGCTTTCAAGCTCAACAAGATCTCCGTAGAAAGGCTAGAGAAGCAGGGGTGAAATTACCATCACAAGCAAAAAAGCCTAAGCCCCTAGCTCAGGATGAAAAAAAGCCTAAAGTTAAACCAGGCTCTATTCTATATGGAAACAAGTCATAGTAAGGAAATAAGGTATGAGTGAAGGCTATAGCACATCCGACTTGGCCACCGATCCACTAATTGTTGAAACAGCTAAACGCTACAGCGCAGAGCGTAATAGAGCTTTTGAAACAGACGAGGATGCGGTTGATAACTTTGTCGAAGATTACAGATTCGCACATGTTAATGTAGCGAGCGGGGCTTTGCTTGCAAATTATCTTAACGATCTTCAGGATAAAACTCCACAAGATAGGGAGTATGCGGGTAATCTAGCTGCTTTGTATAAATTAGTAGACGATGATGTTGATGATTTGTTTGGTGATAGTGCTACTGGTAAGGAAAAGTTTAACGCTTTCATGGACTATGCTGTAGGCTCATTTACAGATCCAGGTACTTTAGTAGCCACTGCTATCTCTGTTGCTAGTGCTGGCATGTTTGGCCCAGCCGCTGTGGCAGGAAAAGCTGCAAGTCAAGCTGCTACTAGATCAGGCATTAGGTATGCTTTGCAGAATGTTATGCAAAATAAATTAAAGCGTATTGGTGCTGTAGCTGCTGGCTCCGCTGCTCTTGAAGCTCCCGTGTCTGCTGCTAGTGAAGCACAGCTACAAGAGATTGAGCAGCAACTAGGTATTAGAGATATTCCAGATACTCCGTTAAACTTAGACTGGGACGATATTGGAAGATCTGCCGCTATTGGTGCAGCTACTGCTGGTGTAACTGGTGGTTTGTTGACTAAATTCAGAGATCCTTACAAGAAAGCCAAACTTCTCACGGAGAAAGCACAAAAAGCTCTTGAAAGCACCCAACAAGGTAGATCTGCACAAGATGAAAGCTTGGCTGTTACTAAGAAAAAACTTGAAGAGTCTCTTGAGGAAGCCTCTACTTTAAGACCAGACACAGCCGCAGTTAGAAACTTAGGTGATGAATTAAAGGCTGCATCTATAGGTAAAACTCCTGAAATTAATGTCAGTGTTAGTCCACTAGAGGGTTTGTACGTTAACATTAAAAGCCCCGGCGATGTTGAAGATTACACAGACGACTACGATTCTGTCGGCTTTGTACGTCGAATCGAAGGTGATGAGGCTATTGTAGATTTCAAAGCCAAAGATCCTGCAAAGCCTGATACTGAGTCTAAACGAGTTCTGAAGATCAAGCTGGACAACTTGAAATCTCTTTCTCAAAGATCCGCTGACGAAGCTATTGCTAGATACAGAGATGAGTCTGGCCCATTCTTTGATAAAGATTTAGTTGGTGAGGGTCGAATACGTTTAGAAGAAGAAGCTAGAAAATTAGATATTGATACCGACCAGTTGCGAGCAATCCTTTTAGATAGAGACACCATGAAAAATGTTTATGGTGCGCTGGGTCAACTTATCAGAGAAAACCCAAAGCTACAAAATAAAATTGATAAACGAGATAGATTGACAGAGATAGCCGCAGTAATTATCACTGAATTAGATGAGGCTACCTTACCTGCAACTCTACGTCAAACCCTTGCTAATAACGGATTAAACTTTGAAGAATTTAGCCTTATCATGCGAGCAGATGCTTCTCTTTCGGGGGCAAAACTTGCCGACATTAATAAGATCCCTAAAGATGTTTACAATAAACTTACACAAGAAAGGACTGCTTTAGGTCTTCCCCTAGATGAAATTAAAAGGGGCCAGACTGATGCTGAAAAAGCAATCTTTGCCCGACTAAGAGATGAACGTAAAAGAGAACTGAAAGCTGCTGAGAAGCTAGGTATGGGTGTAGATCTGTGGAGATCTTTACTGGTTATTCAACCAGCTACTACTATGCGTAACATCATTGGTTCTGCTTTACTTACACCAGAGTATGCAGCACAGGCTGCATTTGATAATGCATTTAGAAGGGTAGAGGCTAGACTCTTAGGAATAAAAGAAGCCGATATGCCAGGAGATGTTTCTCGTCAAGAAATCTCAGGCATCTACAAAAAACTTTATGCTCCCTCTGATGCTGTTGCTGTAGCTCAGTTTTTAGGAGAATTATTTCCTAGAATCAGGAAAGAAATTTTTGACGTTTTTGATGATAGACTTGGTAAGTTGCCTGAAGAAAAAGGTTTCTTTAGGTTCATGTTTAATGTGTCTAATATAGCTAACGTAGCTAACAGACAGCAAGATAGATATTTTAAATCTGCTGCATTTGGTGTAGAACTAGACTCACAGATTGTCAGAAAAAGAAACTTAGGTGAATTTAAAAAAGCAGAGGATACGATCAACGCCAATCGGGCCTCAGATGATATGGTCAAGCTAGATAGTATCGAAAGCTTGATTGAAAATAACGCGCTAGAACTTCTTGATGATGAGATGGTATCTAAATCTTTGAAGAGAGCTTATGAAATAACTTATCAAAATAGACAAGCCGGAGACAAACTTGTTTATGGCGGTGATGCATTTAACAGTTTTCAATCAGCACTGAACAACAGCGGCTTAATCAAGGTTGTTTTTCCCTTCCCTAACTTCTGGGCAAACTCCCTCGTGTATTTGTTTAACAGACCTTTTGGTGGGTCATTAAAATTAGCTGCTGGTATTAATAGAACTTTTATCAACAGCCGCTCTAATGAAGCTGCAAGATTAAGAAGCAGATCTCCTCAGTTAATTAAAGAACTCAACGAAGTTATAAAAAGAGAAAAAGAATTAGTAGATCAAGCAAAAGGCAAATCACCTGAAGTGCTGGACGAACTACGAGAGGTCAGAGACAGACGAACCTTGTTAGAGGCAGAGGGTGTAGAGGCAGAGAAGTTTTTCTCCAAGCAAGAAAAAGGATTGCGTAATCTTAAAGAAGGTATTACAGAATCTTTTGTTGGAGGGGCATTGTTTCTTACCGCCCAGCAAATTAGAAACAGTGAGTTTGCTGGCCCTAGTGCGGAACAGGTTATCGACTCAGAGGGTAAAAAAACCAACCTGTCCCCAGCTTTCCCTTTATATCCTTTCTTATTTGCTGCTGAGTTAGTTAGAAAACACTCAAAAGGTATCCCGTATGATCCCCTCGAGACAGCTAAAGAAGTTGTAGAGGTATTAGGTGGGCCTAGTGTAAGAGGTTCTGCCTTTGAAAAAGGGTTTCGTGTAATTAGTGAGTATGTTGATCAGTTTAGAGATAAATTAGATGGTCAAGATGTTGACGTTTCCAAAGAGGCTGGTAAGCTTTTAGGTGGTGTTATTGGATATTTCTTAGGGGTACTCGGAACTCCGTTAAGAGTTATCGAGGATGTCACTAGAACTTTTGAAACTGGTGAAGCAAAAGAGTTTATGGATCGTGCTCAACAAGAAAATTTATTGGGTGAAGAGTTTTCGTATAGTAATCCTACTCTTAGTGGCCTATACGATGAAATTACTAAATCAATTTTACAAGGAACTATGTTTGAAAGCGGTGCTATTTTTGGCGTAAAGGCTTTAGGTGATGCTCCAAAGGCTTTTACTGGTACAAAAGGAGAGCCTTTAAGATCACCAGAATTACCTGGGCAAAAACAAGTTCTGGGCCTTGCACAAGACATTGACCGTGGTGTTATGAATGATGAAATGGTAAGAGTTGGCCTAGTTCCAAGGAGGCTAACCAACTTTTACAGTAATGTACCACAATACAATAACGTCGCTAATCAGGTTATGGGTAGACTAACTGACAGAATTGCTGTTAAAATACTTGAAAACCCTACTTATAAAAATGAAACTGATCCTAAAAAGAAGGCTAGGATTCTTGAAGCTTTATACAGAGCGAGAGAGGTTGATGAGCTTACAAGAGAAGTTGTTGACCCAGAGATTTTAAGACTACCAAAAGAAATTGCTGAGATCTTAGGTGTGTCTAGGCAAAGACCTAAAAACCTACGGGCTATTGTAACTGAATTAATTAAAGTTAATAAACCTATTTTACATGAACTCAGAAGTCTTAAAGCATCAGGCCGAAGAGAACTTGGAGAGGCTCTGGATATTTTACGTCAAACAGATGAGTATGCTGGTAAGGATCTTAGTCTGCGATATACTGGAGAAACGCAAGAGTTAAAAAAACTTATGAAAGATATTAAAGAAGTTATAAGTAGAGGGCGAAAAGAACCTACAAAGGTAACTCTACCTCTAGTAAAAAAGGGCTTAATGCAAGGGGATATGTTTGATCCTAGAGCATTATCAAATTAATGAGTAAACTACCTATGTTAAAAACAATAAAAGATCTTATCATCGTCATCTTAGTTGTCGGTGTGCTAATCTTGCTTGGCGTAATCGTAGCAGGAGACTACTATATCGCTCTAAAAGAACATAGACCACCAGACGAATCTGTAATCGTCTTACTAAAAATGGCTCTTACTGGTATCATAGGCGTAGTGGCTGGGTACATTGGTAAGGGCGATTAACTGCAATCACCGAACCACTGCAATCACCGGACAAAAAAAAGCCCCAGTTGGAGAAATCTTTCTGGGGTTAAGTTTAGGGAGAGAATATATTACGTCTTACTTCCTGATGGCTCTGAGTGAAACGTGCCTGACTCACCTTGATCGACAGGGCAAATTAAATTAGGATTGTCTGGAAAAACAAAACCAAATCCGAAGCTACCAGTTTCTTCATTATAGAACATCATAATCATGTGACCTTCACTAGATATACCTGTAAACTTTAGTGCCTCACCATGTTTACGATTAAGATATTCCATTGCCTTGTCTAAAGGCCCACAATTACCCATAGGGTTAGCATTTACTGTGCTAATACCCAAGGCTGTAATTAATACTGTAGCTCCTAAAATTAATTTCACTGTGATCTCCTATGTAGGTGTTAAAAATAGTTGTCTCTCTGCATATCTTCTTTTGACTAAACCTTTTAATTTACGGCCTCCAGCGAACACCCAGCGAGGAAACTCTTCTGCTGCACCCTCATAGTCTTCTCTGTTAACGCGCCTTCTGAGGGTCGATTGCTGAAGCGCCCCCCCACCGAGATTAAACGCAAATGAGGTCAGAGCGTCAAATTGATTCTGGTTTAAAGGTGCGGTAATAAGTCTACCAACGGCTCTTTCAAACTTAGCGATGTCTAACATTAACAATTCTAGTCCTTCTTCTTCTGTGATAGGTGGGGAGTCCATCGTGATACCGTGTGTCGAGCCATATCCTAAAGTAGGTACAGACGCCGGACACAAATATACAGTAGGACTAAACCCCTCAAAGTGTTTGATTAGGTCTACACCTTTTTTACCTATCTTCATTTGCGATTCAAAGCCCTTGATCCGAACCAAAAAGAAATCACGGCTGCAAGCATGGCTTGGAAGTTTTCCGAGTTGATGGCCATGATAGCTTCATAGATTGCTGCACCTTCAACTGCAACTAACATATAGAACCCAGCGGCTTGAATACCAATAAACGTCAAGAGCAGAAGGTACGTTACGATAGGTCTAACTGATCCACGTAAATTGTCAACCCATGTAGCTGCACGAATGCTAGTATCATGCTTATATATTGCTTTAGTCTCTGCAATATCAGCTTTAGCGTTAATCTCTTCTAGTTTTAACGCAGATCCGAGCTTCATCTGCTCCATCTGACGGTCAATGATAGCTAACTCGTGTGCTCTATCAGCCCTTTCCTGGAAAAACTCAAACACCTTAGGTAACATGGAGCTACCAAAGCCTAATAAACTGCCTAAAATCGTTAACATCTTAATTATTCTCCGTCAATGCAGTCCAGCTATACGGGAACTTATCCATAATCAGATCATCCCACATGATCGCTAGATCTCTAATCTCTTTCTGGGCGTCTTCCTTAGATCTTAGGTTAAATGCTCTAGCCCAAGCATACAAAGAACCAGTCACATAGTATTCTGTGTAGGTAGACTGTGGTAAAACCATACGAGCCTGTTCTGGACAGACACCTTTTCTGATAAGATCCCCATAAGTCCACAAAGCTTTATCTATAAACTGATCATAGATGTTTACCATCTGACCTCTAGGATTAATATCCACCTCTTCGTCAGATGAACCTTGTTTCTTATCAGCAGCAGCCTTACGCCACACATCAGGTGTGTATGTCTCTGGTGTATCACTCACATACCTGCGGCTTACTTCATTATAGCTAAACCCTATCGTATGTTTAAAGCGTTGTCTAGCTACAAAGAAAGGAACTTTTTCTCTCACCGTAATAGTGCAGTGAGTGAAAGGAGTAAAGTGATTATGACTGGCTAGATAGCTAATTAGTTTTTGATCTCGGTTCTCAAGGTTAGCAAAACCATCTGAGAAGTTATATAAAGATTCTTTGTTGAAACTAACCCGTGCTGCATTTACCACAGTCAAGTCAGTTCCCATTACATCAATCAGCTTTGCTTCCATCTTTTATCTCTTCTAAAAGTTTTTGATAAAACTTACCTACTTTAATTATCTCATCTGGTGTTGCAAAAGATTTTATCAGGTTAGCTTTCATGCTTACAACTATAATATTACCTGGAACATAACCTTTTTCTGGTATAATCTTATCTATTGATGGGGAGTTTACATTTCTATTTTTTTCCCCTACTTCCATTTTAATACCCAAAGCTGGACATATCATATTATCAGGATAAATATTTTTTAGGTATTCGACGGTTACTTCCACAGGTAAATTTTTTTTCCTCGCTCTAGCTTTTAGATTTTTAAGTGTTGAACTTAGATAATTTTTTTTATAGTAGTTTTTTTTTAGAGACGATGCGCAAGATTTGCAGCAGTATTTTCGTCCGTCATATCGCTCTCTCGCTATATGAAATTCTGTAACAGGTAAAACTTTTTTACATACAGGGCATCGTTTTTCGTCAAGAAGAAAACTTAACTGCTCGTCTTTGGGCGTTGAAGTATTCATGATTGTAACCTCTCTCCCATTCACGGTATCTATCAGAGTGTGGTCGGAAAGGATTCACAGTGTTAGTGCGAAACCCCTTCCGTCCTTCTGCAAAGATATCCCGCATTGGGAATGGATATCTTCTAGGAGCCACAAGATCCTCCTGTTTGAGAAATGTCACAGATATCATGAGTTTCAACGTGCTCTTCAAACTCAGTCCCTAGTTTATCTACAGCCTCACTGTAAGGTACGACTGACAAAGGTTGCCCACCTCTAGCGCCATCAGGGTAACAAGTAAAGCCACGGAGTCTGTGGGCATACTTAGCCAAGGTGTTAGCAAAGTTCTCAACTGTGTCTTCATTGTTTAACTTTGACCCCCATTGAGGTAGGTTGATTGTTGAACTAATAGACATATCAACGTAATCCTGCACATCAGCTTGGAACATCATACGACGCTCGTAGTCCTCTGCCAGATCCAATGCGCTTTCAATACTTTCTGGATCAACGCCATAGATGTCAATCAGTTCTTGTGCTGCGCTATCAACAACGTATTGATACTTCCAACGAGTACCTTGTGTAAGGTAACGTCGCTTGTAAGCTACAGCAAATAGAGGTTCAACACCAGTAGTAGTACCAGCGAGAATGCCAATCGAACCAGTAGGTGCAATAGCACGATTAGCGACTGGCCTTGATACAGATAACTCATCTGCAAATTCCTTAGATACTTTATCGGACATACCTTTATAGACCGCTAACCAACGGTGTAACTCAGGTGTGACTTCATATTTAGAGTTGCGCTTGATAAGCCATTCATGCATACCCATCAAGCCCAACCCCAGACGACGGTTCTTCTCTCTAGTCTCATATACTTTAGCATAAGGTAGGTGCGCTCGTAATGTACCACAGATTAAGAATTTCGTGGCAAGCTCTACGATGTCAGCAAATTCGGATACCGACTCAATGCGGCCCATGTTAATGCTGCCCAAGTTGCAGACATCACTGTCATCAGCAGAGACAACTTCAGTGCAAGCGTTGCGTAACGTATCATTTTCATCCTCCATAAAGTTAAATGAGAACCCAGGCTCTGCCGTTCGTAGTGCCTGTTTGATATTGTTAATGAACACATCACCGACTTTGCCTGTTTCCCAATATTGCAGCAACCAATCAGTGTCATAGTTAACACTAATGTTGGTCATATCCAAAGGTGCAGGGAAGTTAAAATCCTGCTCCTTGATTTGTTTGAGGGTGAGGCCAGTGTTACCCACGGGCATTGTGTCCCAATCCTTAGCTTTTAAAAAGGCATCAACATCACCGTGTTGCCAATTTAAAGAGGCATAGATTGCAGAACGACGAGAACCACCC